CTTCCTGTTGATATACACCCAATCTCCAAGGTTGGTCAGCAACACCTTTAACTACAATACCTGTAGCAGAAGCTTCAAAAGTAACCATAGCTTGGGGTTCTCTACTAAAGCTCTTGGTAAGAATATCTGCAAATTTAGCATAGAAAGTTTCAGGGGTATCAGTTACATCTTTATATACATGAACAGCACCTGATTTAATTAATTTTGAAGCATCACCAGGAGCAAGATAATGTTCAATTTCAATTCTAAGAACATAATCTTGACCTACAATAGGTTGACCTTCATTTACTGTACTATCAAGAGAAATAACTGCCTTCTTGATTTTCTTCTGCATTGCTTTAGCATCTGTTCTTTGTACAGATGAAATAGAGTCAATAACAATAGCATCAGACCTAGTAAGACCACCTTGACCAAAATGTTTAAACATTAAAGTCTTACCATCTTTAGTTTTAATTGCTTGTACTTCACCAAGTGCTTTGGGAGTTGTAGTTACTACTTTATTAACTACATAAAATTGTCTGTTTTGATTTACACTATAAATCATTTCAAATAAAATTTAAATTAAACATTATTCTTTTGACTATACACTTCTACTAGATAAAGCTAACTTAACAGCTAAATCTAATATTGTTCTATGAAGTACAGAGTCAAGTTTACAATCAGTTTTTTTATTTATACCATCAATCTCTAAGTTACTTAAATTAACTAGAATAATAGGAGATGGTTTACTTAAATACCTTACTAGATATTTATTAATATAATATTTTGATATTATTTCTACTATATCATTACCATTATCCAATCTTAAAGCTCTCCTCCTATTAGCCTATTTAAATGGATTTTGAGAAGTCCTATAATAATCATCTTGTGTTACTGGAACTACAGATAATGTATTACCTCCACAAATTTCATCATCAGGTAAAGTAACAGCTTCATAAGTAATGAATAGTAAATCTTTTGGTAATTTAAAGAAATATGAATTATCAGATATTCCTATATAACCTTCATCAACCTAATCAAGCTTAACTGTCTTAATTAAGTTTCTAAGATTAGCCCTTAGTTCTTCAGTAGATTCAAATCCTTCACCTTTTAATTTACCATTATAAAGGTTAATTACTATCTATTCCTATGCCTAAGTTAAGAATATTGATTTTTCATATTCACTAAACTCTATTGAGTCTAGTTCCTATTTATCATCATATGCTTTAAATCTTCTATAACTATCTACTAAAGTATCAAATTCATTAGAAAATTCTTCAGTAGTCATTATGATTTAGCTGCTTCTCTTGCTTGTTTAACTTCAGGAGTTTCAATACCATTAGTAGCTAATACTAATCTTACAGCTTCATTAAGGATTTCCTGATGAATAATAGGATTGAGTTCACAAGAAGTTTCTGTGCTAATACCATCAATAGTAAGATGATTTTCAGTATTAGATAAATCAGTAAGAATAATAGGAATAGGTCTTCTTACATATCTTACTTTATATTGATAAAAATCATCAGCATCACTTCTAAGAATAATTTCAGCCTAAGTATTTAATGTAGAACTATTAGATTCAAACAATCTCCAAGCCTACCTTTTAAGAGGTTCACAATAGGCTTTAGACATCATTCTATCATATTCTTTGTAATTAATAGGAACTACTACATAAGAAGCTGTTGGTGTTTCTTTTGAAAGTACTTTAATATAGTAAACAGGGTCACCTTGTTCTACTGCTGCTTTAAATGGAATTAATGATTTATCAGTTAAAGTAGCAGCTACAACATATTCACCATCATCATTTATACGATAAATTGTAGTACCTACATCTACATTGTACTTAGCAATGGTTATAGTAGTACATTTAACATATATATAATCCTTTACACAAGTAGTTACTTGTTCATTAATAATGAATAAAGGTTTATTTTTATACTCAGTATCATTAACAGTAAAAGTACCAAAAGCTTCATCATTAAAATCTACAATAACACCATTGTTATTAAAGCCTTCACTATCAGCTAAGTCTTTAATTTTTGATACTGTAATCAATGAACTGTAATCCATCTATCTTCTAGTAGAGTCATCAAAGCCTTCACCTTGTGCATTAAGAGTTCTTTCAAAGTAGCTCTTAACTATATTATCTTGAGCCTGAGTTAGGAATAAAGATTTCTCATATTCATCAACAGCTACATCAGCAATAGAACTTTGCTCCCCAAATTCAGCCTTATGTTTATATGCATTTAATAAAGTATCAAATGCATTACTAAATTCTTCATTTGTCATAGTTTAATTATTTACTAGTTACAATACCAAGATTAGTCTAGCTAGTTTGTCCTAATGCTAATTGAGTAGTTAAATCACCTTTATACACAGCAGATGCCAGCTCAACTGCTCTTTGTAATATTTCCTAATGAAGATTTTCATCAAGTTCACATTCTGAAATATTGCTCTCACCATTTACTGATAATTCAGATAAATTTTCAAGTACAATAGGTTTAGGTTTTCTAATATATCTTATAACATAAGATTCAATATTATCATTAGAACCTACAATTAAATCTGCTGTTTTATCCTTGTTAATTAATCTCCAAGCCTAATACTATAAAGGTCTCTTGTAAGGTTTACTCATTAATCTTGCATAGTCTTCATATTTTAATGGAATTACTACTAATGGAATTTCTCTATTATTTCTAGTAACATTCACAGTTTCATTAATAATCATTAAAATATCAGTCTATAACATTAAATTAGCTGTTCCTCCTCTAGTATCAAATAGCCCTTTACTAGATAAATCTGTAGAAACTTTATTACTGTTTTTATTATCAGAACTGTCTTCACTATCTTCAGTTCCTTCAATACTCTGTTCTTCAATTGAAGCTTTAGGAGTATATGTTATTACTGAAATTAAAGTTGAGAAATCAATCTACCTTTTTTCACTATCATCAAAACCTTCTTGAGATTTATTTAACTTAGGACTGAAATAAGCTTTTACTATTTCATCTTGAGCTTTTGTTAAGAATACACTTTTTTCATAAGCATCTAAACCAGGAGCTTGATTTGATGTTATAGAGTTATATAAAACATCAAACTAGTCAGCAAATTCTTGAACTGTCATATTACTTATTTATTTAAAAGTGCTTCAAGAGATAACTTAATATCTTGATTTTTAGGAGCATTAATATAAGCTACTGCAATATCTAACGTAGGATTTTGATTGTCATTACACAAGGGTCTACCATCACTCTTTAAATAAAGATAGTCACCTCTTTTAGTAATATTACCTGCATTAATACTTTTTCTAATAAGAACTTTTGTAGGAAGATTTTCATCCTTAACTATTTTAAGGAACCTCTTAGCATTTTCTTGAATATAAGAATCAATCTTAGTATGCAAGAAATCCATAGAAGTATTATCAGAAACTGTTCTACCATCAATAAGTTCTACAATAGTCATTAATACATCTTTATTATCCTCAATCTTACCAAATTCAATCCAGCAATCTCTAGTAACATCCATGCTTCTCTTAGCTGATTTAAGTTGGTCATTTTCTGACTCTAGTACATACCTATAAGTAGCTTTAGGTCTTTCCTCAAGTACTTTAATTGAAGGTGCAATTAAGTCAGTATTTGCAAGTAGAATTTTATATTTAATATAATCTTCAGGGTCATTAAGGTTAAGATAATTGTCTTCTTTTTTAAGAACTACTTTATTAATACCTTGAGGATTAGCATCACTCCAAAAGTTATCTACTTTTTTATAAACACTAAGGTCTACTCCAAAATAATCTTCAAAGAAAGCTTTTTCTGCATTAGTTAGTACATTAACAAAAGTACCTGATTGAAGTTTAGGTACTACAAAGGTATTAACTGCATCTCTAGCCATTCCACCATATAGTATATGTCTTTTATCAGTAACCATATGGCTTTGTCTTGGAATATACCTTACTTTAATTCTCTCATCTCTTAAGCAATTAATCAATTGCTCATCTTCTTTAACTTCTACTCTTTTATTTGCCATAATATTTAAAATAAAAAAGAGGAAAGGAAGTTAATCCTTCCCTCTTTAAGTTAATATGATTAACCTTGCAATACTGCAGGGATAATAGACATTGTTCTAGTGGGGTCTAATACTACTACACCAAATGTTGTCATTTTGTGGATTGTAGAAGCATCTTCATCATTAGAAGCATATTCAACATTAGCTTTACCAGTCCAGGGGTCTCTAATACCAGGTTGAATACTTCTAGTTTCATCCTGACCTTTAATCTTAGTCTTGTAGATATTAGGTTGACTAGAAGAACCTAAGTCAAGAATATCATATCTATAAGAACTAGCTGGACCACCGAGAGCATGGTTAATCTTATTATTTACAGGGTCATCATAGAATCTATCAATTTCTACTTTGAGTTTAATACCACTGGGAGTAATCCACTCTGAGAATTGATAACCTGCAGATAATGAAGTAGGATGCCAACCTTGAGTCTTAGATACTACACCAAGATTATCACCATTCAATGTAAGATTAGTCCAACCACTAACTACATCACCAACAGCTTTACTAAATTGTTCTGCACCCTTCATACCTGTTCTAAGGACAATAGTTGCATTCTCCATATCATCTCTATTATAACATAAGTCATAAATAGCATTTTCAATCATTTTAAGACTGAAATCATTATAATATGAAGTATTAGCTACTTCCATTTGAGCATAAAGACCATCACCCATTCTAATAGCTTCACCTGACTTACCAAAGTTCAAGTATTCACCATTAGCATTTTGGTTTGAGGTACCCCAAGCAAGTGCAATATTTTTATAATCACTCCATTGTTTTTCAAGTACATAGTCTTCATTATGCATCCACATAGTAGAAGTAGTATGCTTAGTGCCATCAGCAGATTCCATAGGAACACCTACTGCTACTTTAGCATTTAACAATGCACCAGATACTTTATGTTTAATTCTAAGGGTAGTCCATTCATTACTCATAGAAACAGGAGTATTCATTCGAACTCCACCGACACCTCTACTCAGTTCCCTTTCCACGGGAGCAAAGCCAACAGAAAATCTTTCACCTGAGAGCAATCTTTCTGAAGGAATACCAATAGTATTACCCCCCATAATTTCGGCTCTGTAGATATATCTAGTGCCTTCTACAATAGCATCACCTAAAATTCTAATAGGATATACTTGATTAAGGTTACCAAAGATTACTTCACCATCAAAGAATGCATGTTCACCAAATACCAAATAAAAAGGTTCAGTACCAGAACCTACATTATCTGAACCACTTACTACAGTGGAACCATCAAATCTTCTTGCTTCAAGAAGGGGAATATTTCTTCTTGTAGAACCTACTACATCCCAATAGTATCTATCATCACTTTCAAACTCTTTTGTAGGAATTTTAGAAAGTAAAGCATCAAGATTGGCACCCCTTTTAGCAGCAAATAATTCAACCATTAAATCAGTTACCTTTTGAGGCATTTGTCTGAATACTGGATTTGAATAAATGTGATTCTTTTTGCTTATAGTAGGTGCCCAACTCTGAAAGTTTACAGTCTAAAACTTATTAAGTTGTCCTGCCATAAATATTTATATTTAAAAAATTAAACGCTCAATTTCCAACCTTTAAATAGAGGTTCTTCTTCACTAACTCCACTAGCATAATGAAGATTAGCATTTGAAATACTATTACCTCTACTTAAAACATTTTCAAGG